TCTGGAATGTAATAATTGTAATATCCTCCCCAGTAGAAGAATCGGATGTTTCCGCCTTCTTTTAACACATCGCAATGTCCCCAACTCCAATACCAAGGATTTTGTGTGTGTAAATGTGAAGTTGTATATGAGAAGTTTCTAAGCATTTTGCCGTTTGCCCAAAACTCATAATGTCCTGTATTGCCTACTGTATCTGTCTTGTACCAGTTACAACCACATATCAATTTATTGTCTGCAGTTAAGAAGTTGATACACATTTCTCCTGTTTGGCCCATGAGACTTGCATAAAATATCAAATGAAAGTAACAATAGAAGTTCTGAGCACCACTTGTATCTCCATTTGAATCTGCAGGTATTACCAAGGTTCTTAATCCACCGCTCGCAGACCCTTTTTTTGTTCCAACAGTGCCAAATCCAATAAACTTTTGATTAAACCAAGTGTGTTCGGCTAATGTACCATTCGAACCGTACTGAGGATGCATTACATCCGTTCCACTAGTGTCATCTGCACAATTATAGAAATTGTTGATGCTAACTAAATGTTCGCTTTGTTGATATGTTTCTGAATCAAGCTCTTCAATCTTTCCGTATTGCATGACTCCTTCAGTTGATACGATACCAATATATCCAGTTTCAGATGTTGCTTGAATTTCATAATCGATACTTACAGGCACTGTACCTTCATTTACAATGTTCAAAACTCCATCAGTAGCAGTAAATTCTTTTTCTGTTGTCGAATACTTGCGTGGGTCTGAGCAATAGATTTCGATTTCACCAATTACATAATTTGTGCCACCATCCACTTCATCATTTGAAGTTTTAGTGCCAATGAAATATTTATCAGTTTCATCATTAAAATAAATCTTAACTTGTTCACCACTTAGTAATAAATTCATCTTGTTATACGCGTCTCTAAATTCTTTATTGCTAGATGCATTTATCTGATATTTCACTGTGATCGTGCGTGGCTTCAAGTATTTTTCTTTCCAAATCGTTCCGTCCAAGCCTTCAATTTCTTTAACTTTAAATTCAGAGCCAATCAATTCTCTGCCACTCACTGTCAATGTTCTATATCCTGGTATTTCATTTTCTAAAAATTTACCATTAAAATTCATGGCTTCACTAGGTAAATTACTACCTAGTGCGCCACTTGTATCTGTCGTATCTCTAAATCCATATAGCATGATTTACACAACACCTGCCAATCTTTCTTTGAATTTAGCACTCTTATTTAACTCTTCTTCAGTATATCTATTAGAAGCTTTTGCTAATGTTCGACCATCTAAAGTCAACGTTGAATTAAATGTGAAATTCTGATTTGAATTAAAATCATAAGTCGTTGAATTAACATTACTTACTCCGTCCATTCTGAATCCATAGCCATCCAATGATTGAGTGCTAGGAATATTTACGATTGATTCAGTAGCTTTACGAACCATTCGTTCAGTCTGCTCGATACCAATTGCGAATCCCTTACCGATGTAATTACCAATAGCCATGAATACTCTTGAAGGAGAATGAACTTTAGCAGCTGCGCGTGTAGCTTTTTCTGCTTCTTGTGCTAAACGTGTAGCGATTGCGCTTACTCTTCCTAATGTACTAGCCATACCATTAGCCAATCCATTACCAATCATTTGACCGACCGAATACGCACCACTTGAAGCTGATTTTAAAGCACTTGTAATACTTTTCGACATTGAGCGAGCAACACTCACCGATTGAGTTAATCCACTCTGTAATCCAGTCTTAAATTTAGTACCTAATTGAGTGCCTGCTTGCCCACCTTGATTTGCAACTTGCATTAAAGCATTACTTAGTGCATTCAATGATGAACTAGCTACAGATGTAGCACTTGTAATTATGATTAAACTTGATGCAAATTGAATCATTGCACCACTCGCACTAGCTAATGGGCCTGCAATTGATTCGATGCCACTAAACGATGCAATTACACCAGGCATTACACCTGCTAATGCGCTTAGGCTATCTGTATATCCAACCATCAATCCTAATCCGATTGCTAGACTCATGATTTGAGCACCTGCATCACCAATACCACTTGATGCAGTAGCTATCGCACCTACACCTGTTGCGACTGCTCCTAATGATGCGGCCATATCGAGCAAATTCAAACCTGTAATGATTTGGATTCCTTTTGCTAATTCCCTGAATCCTTTACCTGCATTCAATGCCGATTGACCAATCGAATCAATCACACCTGCTAGTGAATCTAAAATACCACTTACTGCATCACCGAATGATGTGATCACATCAGATGCCGACTCAAACACTTGTGATATTGAATCACCTAACTGTTGAACTAAATCTTTGACCGATTCAACGATTGGTTGGATATTCTGAACTAACGCAATAAATGCATCACAAATTGATTGAATTGCATCAGATATAGCTTGTACCATATCTGCAATTGCAGGTGCAAACGGAGCAATAGCTTGTACGATTTGTACAATCGCATTGGCTATGATTTGTACAACATTTTCAATTACCGGACCAATCGCATTTACAATATTCGATATTGCATTGCCTACCGATTCAATCACTGTACCAAATGCATCACCGAACGCCTCAACTAATGGACTTAATTGTGCGAATGCATCACAAATTATAGGTAGCACTGGTGCTAATGCAATTAACGCTTGAGTTACCGCATCAATTGTAGTTGCAATCACTTCACTGAATGCTTTACCAAGTGATTCTGCAATTGAACTTAAGCCATTGCCACTTTCACCGATTAAAGCGATACCTGCTGCAACCATGAATAGTGCTCCACCTAAGGCCAGTATATTCACGGGATTAGCAACTTTAAGCATTTGACCTAAACCTTTTAAAGCTCCATTTAACCCTTGGCCTAAGCCTTGGAATGTAGCTTTCAAGCCTTGTCCTAATCCTTTTGATGCAGTGCCGATTGATTGACCGATTGATTTTATGATCGTAGCAACTTTACTACGTGAACTACCAAGTGCTTTTGTAGCGCCTTCCACACCACTTTCTGCATTTTTCTTGAAAATATTAAATGGATTAAAACTCTTCAAAAAATTAAAAGCCTTAAATCCACCTACAACACCTAACAATGAACCAACAATACCACCTAATTGAGCACCATTTAATTTACCGATAAACTTACTGACTGCACTAATTGCTTGTGATACAAATTTGACAACTTGACCAAACGCTTGACCGAACTTCTCAATCAATCCTGTATCTTTGAATTGACTCATCACATTCTTAATTGCACCACCAACATCACTTAATGCTTTTTTAAATGCTTTAATCGCGCCTGTGCTTTCAAACGCTTTGCCAAACCTTTTAAACGTATCAATTACTTTATCAATTCCGTTCGTTAATATATTTGCATCAAATCCATCTAATCCATCAATGATTGAGCTTAACGCTTTGATTCCAATTTGACTAAGCTTGTCATACGCAGGCATTAATTTATTAGCTAAAGTCTCTTGCAAACCATCCATCGCTTGGCCAACGGATTTATACTCTGTAGCCATCTTAGTGAATGCTTTACTATTACCGGCCTTTTCTACTGCATTAAAGAAATCTTCAGTCTTAACAGTTCCACTTTGGACTGCGCTAACCAACTCAGAAGTGCTCATACCCATTTCGCGAGCAACTGCAGCAATACCTGCAGGAGTTTGTTCCAACATCAACTTAAAGTCTTGCCATGCTACCATTGGCTTTGCAGCCATCTGCGTACCTTGTTGTGACAATGTTTTCATCGCTTGTTTAGGATTTTCCGCAGCCGATGCTAATCCACCGAAGCCTTTTACTAATTGCAAACAGTTCTTAGTTCCAACTGCAGCAAACTGTGAATAAGTCTGAGACATTTCAGAAGCAGAGTAGATAGTCTGTGTAGCATATTGTTGTAACGCTTTCTTTGTTTTGTTGATTTCGCCACTAGACTGTCCAAGCATCTGCATATTGCCTTCAAATGTTTTCCATGCAACATTGGAAGATGAAAGCTCTGATATAGTTCCACTAATCGCACTTGTGACTTTATGCATCGCACTAGCACCTACACTAGCAAATGCACCGAACACTGCACTGCTTTTTAATTTGCTCAGGAATGAATCACTTTGCTTTGTCACGCTTGATAATGTTTTCGATAGGTTCTTATCATTAGCACTCAACGTGACATTAACTTTATAGTTTTCACCACTTGCCATTATTCATCGCCTCGCTTTCTTTTTTTATATTCAATAATTTTTTCAACACGAGACTCTTCTTCTGTTTTGCTTTCGCTTTTTGGATTTAAAATCTTATCCAATTCTTTTTTTGCTTTTTTTCTGTTATAGAACTTTTCAAATTTTGAATAACGCATACGTTGTGATTTTCCTTTGCCAACAGTCGATTGGACTGCCATTTGTAAAAAGGCTCTCCAATGTCGGTCATATTCAACTTCTTCTTCTCTGCCTAAATTAGTTTTAAGCATCAATTTATATTCGGCCAAAGTCACGCGATCAACTTGCTCAAACGATGTAAACTTCAAATTTTTAAAGCAAAAAAAAGCTACATCATCATAAATCTCTGTGATGTAGTCTATTTCTTTTTCGTCTTTGTTTTTGTTGTTGTCGTTTCCGCTTCCTCTGCCAATGCTTCCATAATCTGATTCATCAAGCTCTTCGATGCATTGGCTTTTAATAAAAAAGCTTTTACTTCTTTAATTAACGATTCATTATCAGTTGATTCATCTTCTAAATATTCCATTAAAGCTTTTTCTGTGATACGTGGCTTTTCTGTTTTGTTAGCAGTGTATAGAATATCAAACAAATCTTCGATATGACCGTCTAGCATACTAGCTACCACGTATTTGAATCCGCTTGGAATTGCTACTGAAATTGAAGCCATCTCTTTATATCGAGATTGAATCTCTTTCATGAACCCAATGCCAAATCTAAATTCATATGTTGTTCCGTTAATTTCTAATTGCATATTCATAAGTTAAGTCTCCTTTTTTGTCTCTTTTCGTTTTTGTTTATGCGCATAAATAAAAAAGGGAGAACTAAATCTCCCTATAGTTTTAGAAAACTATTCCGCTTGAACAGTTGTATCAGTAAATGTATACAATGCTTCGTCAAGCATATTTTGAGGCACAGTTACATCGCCTTCAGCTCCTTTTCCTTCGATTCCGAACGTTAATGACATCTCTGTCCAATCGTCTGAAGGTGAGCTCTTTTCAATTTCAGTAACATAAGCTTGGTAATATGTTCCTTTATATTTACCGCTAGCAGTTCCTGGTTTAGCTAAATTGATTTCCCATACTTCGACTTTTTCGTTGTTTAACTGAGCTTTTTCCAATAAACTAATCGTCGTATCATCACTTGCTAATACAGATGTAGAAGTGATTTCAATTTCTGCTTGGCTAGGTGAACGCAATGTACCATCTTTTGTTTGTGTTGTATCTGCATCAGTTGATACAGTTTTACCATTTTCTTTTACAAAAGCTAAACGCAATGCTGCATTTTTTTTAGCTTCTGACAATGGTCGATACATATAAATAATCTTGCTACCATGTACACTTTTCATGTTTTATATCCTCCTTAATTAAATATTTAAAATTCAAAGTGATTACTCCATGCAAGTACGTTGTACTTGTGGAATTGTCGACTAATATTCGCCTACCGTCACATAAGCACATTACCGAATGGCCTTCGATTTTTAGTTGCTTTGCGATACGCAAAATATCGTCCATAATGTTTGCTACTTCTTTTCGCTTATCTAAACGATAGTGCCATACATGAACATCTAAGTTAAAATATCCATTCTCGCAGTCTTTAAATTGGCTCGGATTGTCATAAATCGAATACATCTGAATATATGGACAATTCGCATCATCAGGTGCTTGATCTAAATAATATGTATCATATTTTTTATCAAGTTCTTGTCCTAATAATTCATAAATTGATTCACTTATCATTTTGTCTCCACCAACTTTTTACATTCTTCAATTAGCACTTTTTTTCCTTCATCTTGTGCAGGTCGCATAAACTTTTGAGCAGGTCCATGCTTTTTAGTGCCGAACTCGACATACTGGGCGTATTCAACACCTTTAGAATTCTTAGCAGGCGCATCAATGATAACTGTTTTACCACCACTTACATATTTATGTTGGATACTATCATGTAATGCTCCACTATCTTTAGGAACTAAATCCTTTGCTACTTGTTCGGCCTTTTCTCCTGCTTTGGTTACTGCCGATGCTACCTTTTCAACTGCAACTTTCTTTTTAGTTAACGCTTTTTTCATTTCATCTAAACCATCAATTTGTACTCGCATTTAATCTCCTATCATCAAACTTAGTTTTGACTTTTTCTAAAGATAATTGAAGGCACATAGGTTTTGAGTCAAGTAACTCTTGGCATTGGACTACTTTATAAATGCTCGGTTGATTAGGCTCTCTGAAAAAGCCACACTCAACATAATCCGCATCTTGTAGTTCTGATTCAAAAGGAACAACCACAACTTTCGATATTTTAATATCGCTGTTGTGCGCTCTGAAAAAGCGATTGTATCCCACTGTCTTTTGACCAAATGGAATGTAGCTTGATAAGTCTTTCAAGATGCCACCATTTTTAATTGATACAGATTTCAAGATCCCATCATTGAAAGTTGTATTACTCTGTGACTGTTTCTTGACTAGCATTGCTCGTCCTTCCTAAATCACTAAAGAGAATAATCTCATCTTTGTAATTAACTTTAAAATCATCAGTTGCGTTTGATAAAGCGTATAGCACGTAGTTTTTTAATAAACTTCTAGAAAATTCATCACTTTGAAAATCTGCAGAAGGACTATACTTCTTCAGATAAGCTAATCCCTCTGCGATTAAATGTTTTAGTTTTTCGTTTGTGGCATCGTCGCACCACTTGTAGCCTAAATCAGTCTTGATTAAGCCTAATAAATATTCATCCATTTAGATGCCACCTTTCTTTTATGGATTAAGCAGCTGCTTTTGTATTTACTTGACCTTCTACTGTAGTAGTTGAATCAACTTTGAAAGCTAACTCTTTCAATCCAGTAATATCTAATACCTGGAATGCGTTGTTATCTTTTGGTTGACCATTACCATACAATTTAATCTTGTATGTTCTGTTATCATCCAAGAATGCGAACTCATCAGATGTTTCTAATTTACCTGCTTGAGCAGTACCGATTCCCATCATGTATTTTTTGTCGATACCCATGATAGCTTTACCAGTTGGACAATATACTGATTGGATGATGTCGATTGGATATGGTGATTTTTCTACCCAGTCACCTGCAGGAGTTTGGATACAAATTGCAGGTTTAACTAATCCATAATAATCATCAGGACTTACGACCATAAATAATCCAGTAACCTTACGAGCTTTTCCGTTACGACCTTTTGCCATAGCTTTGATTACATCTGCCAAACCTTTTGGTGTCCAATTAACAACTTTTTTAGAAGTCTTAGCAGCGTAAGTAGTCTTTCCACTATTAGTTGTACCTTTTGATAAATCAGCCATCATACCGATAGGACCTTTATCAGATTCCAAGTTGTTCAATGATGCATCTTCAATACCGTTTGATAATGCATCATATAACAATGTACGAACAAATCTGTCTAAATAAACTGGTCCTAAATCTAACATTGATTCAGGAATAGGTACATAAGCACTTACCTTTAATTGGTAAATATCCATTTCTTCAAATGATCCTGAGATTTCAGTAACAATCTTATCAGTTAATTTACCCCATGTTGCTTTATTGTCACCTGCAACACCGAATAACAATTTAACTTTTGCAGATGCTACTTGAATATCTAATTTAGATAACAATGGATGTTCATTTTCAATTTCTGAGAAAATATCTTCGATAACTGTTTCAGGTAATACAGTGTCGATGTTATCGATTGTCTGACGGAAATTGTCAGAACGCATTGCATCAATAATTTTGTTGTAGAAAGCTTTTTCTGCAGAAGTTAACTGACGAGCTCCACGTGCTTTTAAAATGTTTGAATCATCAACACGTAATGCTTCCTGTAAAATCTGTTCTGCTTTTGAATCTGTTTGATTTTCAATTAAATTGCTTAATGCTTCAAACAAACCATCTGAGCTTTTGTCATCGATAGCTTGTTTTAATGTTTCTAATAATTCTTCTTTAGTTTTCATTAATTTATCCTCCTAATTTTTGCATTAAAAAAACCAACCATTTTCCTTGTTTAAAGGTTCAATAGTTGGTGATTTTTCTAAAGGTCCTTCAACATTTTGTGCCTTTTTTTCATCGGCTTTAACACCTTCTTTTTTAGAAGTGTCTGCACCGATAATTTCATCGCACAATCCTAAATCAAAGCACTCTTGAGCGGTTAAATAACTTTCATTGTCTAACAACTCGTTAAGCTTTTCTTCCGTAAGCTTGTCTTTGGCTTTACTTAGGTATGCGATTCTTGATGAATCCATAATCTTGTCCATTTGGTCGGCTAGCTTCCTAAAATCATTAGCATTACCACATCCATACGTCCAACAATTGTGAATCATCATTTGTGATGTTGGATACATTTTCACAGTATCACCACACATCGCAATTACACTCGCAATTGATGCAGCTAAACCATCAATGATTACATTTACAGTTTTGTCAGAGCCTTTCAAAACATTGTGAATTGTGATTCCTTCAAATACTAATCCACCATTTGAATTAATATGTAAATTAACTGTATCTACATCTTGATTTTCCTTTAAAAACTGAGTGATTGATTCGGCACTGATGCCTGATGTCTTTCCAGTCCACCAGTCTGTAGACTCACCAATTTCATCGTACAATTCAAGGTCTGCTTCATTTGGCTTAGCTTCATTAACTTGCATTCGCATTTGCATTACCTTCATCTTCGGCATTTGTTTTTCCTCCTTTCTCACTCAATGACTGACCAGTTGAGTCGATACCACTATAATTCTTAGTGATGTAATGCTCGTTCGCCCATTCTTCATCAATTTCTTCTTCGCCTAAAATACGCAAGATGTTATTGATTGAATAAACACCACTACTAATTAATTTATCGACTGAGTTAGCCATATCTAAAGCATCAATATGTTTGATTGCTTGAGTGTTGATTTTCATGTAAGTACCACGTAAGTACTCATCCTCTGTGTAATGCTTTCCGTTGATTTCGTCTTGAATCAATTTAACAATTGAATCTAAACAAAATGTTAAAAAGTCATCTACTGCTTTCGATGTATCCGCTACATCTCCGTTACAAATATTCACTGGAATTAAAAAAGCCTTACAAGTGAGTTCCAACGTATCATCTAATAAGGCCTTAATATCTCGAGTAGTTACTATATTTTTCTTTTCTTTTCCAAACTCATCAAAAGTTAATCCTTCGTATTCAGGTAACAATGCGTTATCTGCTTTCATAAAAGTTTTAACTTGATTGTTTAACAAATCATTAATCTTATCTTCCAAATCTTTATTAGCTTGCATACGGCCGATGTGAGCTTTCATCTTAAATCCATTTGCACGTTTATATGAACTCAATGCGGTTTGAATCAAAGAAGTTTGCAATGCCAAAGTACCATCTAAATATTCCTTTATCTTCTCATTGGCTAACTTAAAATGCATAACTCTTGATTGTTTGTAATCACTATTCAACGTGATATCACCGATATGAATATCTTTAAACACGTGCTCACCGAATACGATTTTATCGTCAACAGTAAACGAATCTGCAATAAACAATTTATCGGCTCTTTGCACAACTAATACTTCATCATCATAATAAAGTTTATGGATAAATTCATTCCAAAACTCTGTACTCGATTGATTGTAATTCGGTTTAACATTCAATAAATAATAAAAGCTATTCTTCTTTTCTTTTTTCTTTTCGTATGTTCTGAACTCACATTTTGAGATCGCTTTTGCAATTCGTTGTACACAAATCTCAAAGGCCAATTGACGAGCGGTCAAAGATGCTAACTGTTCTTGTTCTGTCGTAATCGTTGCAGATTTAATCCACATATCTTTTTCATCTGCAAAATCTTTACCGAATCCAAAAATCTTTTTTAAAAACCCCATACTTTCACTCCTTCCTTTTTTTAAAATGTAAGTACTCCAATATCAAATGGAATACTGCCAAATGTTTGAGGCAACATATCTTCAATCGTCATACTCGCAACCAAGGCCATAAAAGGGTCTGTCTTTCTTGCTTTTGGCTCGATTTTTCCAATCAAATAGTTACCCATATCCAATTCACCATCAACTGCCATCATTGACTTCTTAGCAGGAACTAATTTTGAATTATTAGTAGCCCACCTTAAGCAAGGTTGTTCACCCCAAACAAAGAAATGATTCAAAAAGCATCTAACAATGATAGGCACAACTTTCATGATATCCGAATTTCTAACAAGCTTAATATTCTTGTTTTCATAGCTAAAGCCAAGCTTATTCAACTCATCTTTCAATATCTCAAATCTGTAACTATCCATCGCAACACCTTCAATGGCATAATCATTCATCATTTGACTAAGATATTCAGATACCAACTTAGGTGATATCTCCGGTTCATCAACTAAGGTGACATAACATTCATTTGCCCATTCTTTATAAGGACATTTCAACCTCCACAATTCTGTTGATTGCATACATACCCATGCGTGATTGATATCATAACGAATTTCATCTTGTTTAAAATGTAGATTCACTGCCATCCAGTCATTTGTTTTTGAAAAGTCGATACCACAAACACATGACCAACCTTTTAGATCAATCAATTTTTTGTTAGTAGCTTTGATATCTTCCCAAGAAGCTACTGGCATTGATTCCTTAGTTTGTCTGATATTCATTCGCTTAGTCATAAACGCTGCTAAAGTCTGTGGAGCTTTCAACCACTTGTTGTATTCCTTGCGCATCTCAACTAATAATGATGGTTTGTATCTCAATGATGGATTAGCTTTGCGCCAATTCAATTCATCGTGTACTTCGTCTTTACTATTTAAACGGCAAATAAAATAAAAGTGACCATTGTCATTATGACCATTTTTCAAAACATCTTTTGCATCATCCAACATATTGTCCAAAGGTCCATCAGGAACATCGCCATTTGTTGTGAAATATCCAGTACGTGGATGAGGTTTCTTTCCTAAACCAGTTGTGAACACGTTGATATTGTCATAGTTTTCGTAAGTGTGAATCTCATTCAAAAACACTGCACCACTTCGCAAACCGTCCTTACCTTTTGCATTGTTAGTGTGGCCTTTAATGTAACCTTTATTCTTGATACCTCTGATTTTTTCTTGAGTCCATTTAAAAAATTTCTTAAACTTTTTCGGTTCTTTCTCTAGTGCATCGTGAATATCAAGTACTGGTCTCAAAGCTTGGTCCTCGTTGTAAGCACAAATATCAACATCGTAATTCTCAATAGGATTATATGGACTAATCAAACATAAACTCATCCAAGATATCAATCCGTCTTTTCCTGCACCTCGACCCATAAAAAAAAGGCCGTCATCCCATCTCGGAAGTCCGTCCTCTTCTTTAAATGTACACAAGTAACATCCTATGCAGTATCTTTCCCATTCGTAACCTCTACCAAAGCCTAAATACTTACCTAATCCAATGTAATGCTCATAAAGCTCTAAATCAACAATCAACCTTTCATTCTTAAAGGCCCTCTCAACCATCGAGCGTAACTGCCATTGTTCAATGCAAAACTCATCTTTATTCGCATCCATTAAATCAAAATACTCTTTACAGAATATTGGTAATGAACTCATAGCTCATCATCTTCATCTTCTTCGTGTAAAGCACCGCCTAGCGATACGATCGTTTTAATCAGTGCTTGTGTTGTGTTATTCGCTTGTTGGCAAGTCTTATTGTACGTAATCACCGCAGGACTCACATACATATTTTCTCTTCCTTTAACATATTCCTTCGTGCAAACAACACCATCTTCTTCAATCTTTTCTTCCAAACTCGTCAGAATATCAATCTGTGTTTCCAACCTCTTCAAAGTACTAGCAAACAAAAAATTATCAACATATCCTTGTCGCTCCGCATCTTTTTTAAAATTATCTAAGCTTTTCTTTAGATCAATAGACTTGTTCTCTTTTTTCATTCCTTAATCACCACCTTGATTTCCATTTTTTTACATGAATTAGAAGAATTTCTCGACAGGAAACCCTCGCCCCCGCTCTGAGCCCTCTCAAATCTGAACTCAAATTTTTGACCCGAGGGTAGTTAAATTATTTCATTTTCTTCACAAATTTATCCAAAAATAATGATACAAATGAAATAAAACGACCTTACCATCGTTCTTCTATGATTAAATCCTTTTCGCTTTTTGATTTGAATTTTATATTCTTTTCAGGATGAACTTTGTTGTGGCAATCGTTACATAAGCTAGTCAATTGACGTTCGTTGTTGTTGTAGATTGATAAAGCTAAGCTTGGATTGTCACGCAAATGAATGATGTGATGAACTGTTTGAGCTTTAGTTATAATTCCATGTTGCTTACATAGTTGACATTCATTGTGGTCTAAGTGTAATACTTCCTCACGTTTATGTCTCCAAAGTGCAGAATCATAGAACTTTTTACAAGCTACATCCCAATCATTTAAATCCTTGTGTTGATATAAATATTCAATCCATTCTGAGTCTGTCATATGTATTCCTCTCAATCATGCACCTATGATTCTAGGCACATGAGCGAAAGGAAAACTTAAAAGAGACTCATATGTGACAATAAAAGGGAGTATCTTTTTGATACCCCCTAAGTCGCATATTTTGTAAGAACTAAATTCTTACGTATCCATTATATCAAAGATTAAAGGGTACTTTAGTACGCTTTTTATTTTATATTTGTTTGATTTGTTGCTTAACTAATGATTTCATGTGCCGATTCACGTTGGAAATATGATACTTACTCTTTAATGATTCGTATGATTTATTGTCAAAGTAATCCAAAATAAATTGCACTTCATCATTTTGTTTAAGTAATTCAAGATATGACATTGCTTTGCAAAGACTGTACCTCATCACTTGTAGCTCCTGGATTAATTCATCTTCATAATCAAACACTAATCCATTTGAATTTGAATGATACTTAGAACCTGGTGCTTTGTATCGTGCATCTTCATCAACTAACTTACCTTCCCAATCTTTAATTTTGATTGTTATTCTCTGCCAATTCAACGGACTTTTATATCCTCTATCATAATTCAATAAATCAGATACTTTACTTAATTTATTTTCAATCTCAGTGATACGTGCAATGTACCAATCAATATTGCGTATCTGTCTGATTACATACGATGCATCTTCATTTGATATCATCTAACTAAAAGCCCTTTCGCTCTGTATGCATATTCTAGTTCATAAACTGAAAGCTTATGATCTAAAAAATATTGAACTTCTGCCGACATATTTCTTTTGATAATTTGGTCCATCAAAAATATATCTTTCTTTTCAATATTGTTTTGATAGCAAAGTCTGCCTAGCTCTTCAATTTGTTTCATTGATTTACTAGCACTTGATAACATTTGAATATTGCTCCACGCACTCATTTAATCACTTCCTTTTCTTTTTATTTTCGTTTACAACCACAGAGCCTCGATTCCATGATTCATCACCAGTGTGATATCTTCTTTCGTTTGCTCTTTCCTGATGTTTCTTATATTCTTTTAATCCACAATTTTCTCTTTCAAGTTTGACTATATATTCAATAATTTTGTTAAACCTTTGAATTAAATCAAATGACTTTTCATTTGTTGTTTGATTATAAACGTAAGTGCCTACATTAATACAATTAATCTTTACTTGCGTATCATGGATATCATTAACTGTAAATTCCATTTATTCAACATCCTTTAAATAATCAAACTCTTTTAGCAACTCATCTTTTGTTTGTTCAAACTTTGACTCGATTTGCTTTTGTACATCAATCTTAGTTTGTTTAAACCATTTCTTTTTAAACTTAGTAACTGTTCTTCTGTAAGTTTCTTCGCCTGTATCACACGATTGCCACCATTCTAAATCGTGTAGCACTTTAACTAAATCTTTCATCATTTCATTTAATTGAGAATCATACATTCTATCAACGTATTCTTCTTCAACTCTGCAATACATATAATTATAACTTCCACCACTCATTTACTTAGTCTCCTCAAATCCTTCATAAGAACTAGCGTACATACATCTGTATGTTACTAGCTCTTTTTTCTTATTTTCTAATTCAAACATCAATCTTTCATTCTGATATTCTAAATTATTGATTCTTCCAGATACAACAATCGAATACAACATCATTGCTGCAATGCTACCGAAAAAGAATCCTGCAATAAAATAAATCATCACTCATTCTCTCCGACAAATTCAATCTGTTCTCTGTCTACGCAAAATCTAGCACCATCATTAAATTCGATGTCGTACAAATATCTAGTCGTGCCAACTAGTACGCAAATGTTTTGCTGATGAACAATATTACCAACTTGACCGATGTAATCTTCTTTGTGTTTACCAGTACTACTAATCAATTCTTCTTCATACGTATCATCTAAACTCAGTAATATAGCTTTCTGCATTATTTGATTACCTCACAACTTTCTAGAATATCTTTAATCAATTCGTCACCATTAATATTCTTGAAATGTCCTTTTTCTTTCATTTCTTTTAGTAAACCCATTTCCTTGAACTTAAAATCAACCGAGAAACGTTGTAATAAATCATATTCAAATTGAGTTAATTTGTATGTTTGCTTTTCATACGGGCTTGCTAACCATTTAATCTTTTCTCCATGACAATTTCCGCCTTTAAACGCACAATCGCAACATCTCGTATTCCAACAGTGTTTGATTTTTCCATTCACAAAAGCATAACGACCACCTGTTTTTAATAAATCCTCAAAATAATGATCAAGATTAGTTTCTTGATTGGACTCTGATCCAAGCCATCCTAATTCTTTACATTGTTGAATAATTGCCTGTAACTCATTTAAGTGAATGGTATGAAAGGTTTGATTAATTATTATTTGTTTACCATCCAAATAAAATATAACTGAATCAGCTGGTCTAGAACATTTATTGTATCTGTAAGTATCATTTACTCCATGCCTGGTATATTCTTTTTCAAATTCATACCCTAATTGCTTAAACATCTCTTTTGCATTCATTATATCGACCTCAATCTACAATCTTGCTTCCACAGTTTGGGCAATATCTCGGTGCGTATTCTTTCATACATCTATCTTCTGGATAATCTTCATCAATTTCGATTTCGTTATAATTTTCGATAATAATTCCACAATTTGAACATTCAAATCCATCTACTAAATTATATTCTGATTTGTTGGTACAAGTTTCTTCTTCTAGCCATCCAAGTTCCTTTAATTGTTGTTGAATTGCTTTTAATAAAGCGTTATTTATCGTATAGGCTTCATGGTCATCATACAATTCAACTTCTTTTTCTGTTAAATCAAACGTGATTTCAAGGTAACGAAACATTCCTTTTAGTTCTTTTGCATATATTAATTTTTTTGAATCTAAATTTCTTGTATATCCTAGCTTTTCAAACATTTCTTCAGCAGTCATATCCTTCTCCTAATTTACTTATAGCCAAATACTCAACATTTTGTTGACCTTCATACCAATCATTTAGCCAACATACAGTATCCCTGCAACAATCATATGATGCACATTCAATTGAATAATCCCATTCTTCTTCAAAATCATATTTGTATCTCAAATAAACTAAAAAGCTACCATCATCATTTTCTTCCATGTAATCATATAATTCTTCTTCTGTAATTCCCTTTTTCAATCGAACAAATTCAATTGAAGGTATTTTAATATCGCTCATTAAATCCACCCCAATTCCTTACACTGTTGATTAATCGCTTTTAATTCATCTTCAGTTAAACTTTTTATTGAATTTGCCATTCCACATTCCGTATACGAATAAAAAATTTTATCTTTTAAATTAAATTGAATTATGTGACGCATAATACTTCCTTTTTCGTAGAAAATGCAATCGCCAAAAGCACGTTTTTTATATCCTAGCTTTTTAAACATTTCTTTTGCATTCATAAGTAAATTCACATCCTAATTCTTCAATTTGTTTTTGAATAGCTAATATCTCTTTGATACTTAAAATTTGTGGAAAGCATCCACCTTTTGGGCCAAAGTAATGAGCGTTATAAGTTTTATCCTTCAAATCGAACTGAATATAGCAAAAGCTATCTCCGTTAGGCTTTCTATATGAAATAAAACGTTCATTTAGTATTCTTTCTTTTTGATATCCTAACCTTTTGAACATCCCTTTAGCAGTTATTTTCATTTTGATTTCCCTTATATGGATTAGGCAGTGGCATCCACGCTAAACCATCTAATTCATTACCACTTTCCAGTTCATAAATACCGCAATCTGGCGAATCAAATGAATCAATCCAAATACTTTCATCATCATACATACATTCTGCATCAGATACGAGTATACGCTCACCAATATCAGGCAACTCACAATTAAGTACACCTTCTTCATCAAAAGTGAACGGAATCCATTTACTTGTTGTGCATTCTTGCTTGCTCCATTTAAGATGGCCTAAAAACTCTTTCATCATACTAACCTTTTGCTCAGTATCATTGATTTCTTTCGTTAAACTACTAAGATAATCTTTCTTCTCTGCATAATAGTGAAGTTCGTCTTGCTCGGCTTTAATTAAAGCTCTGATATCTTCTTTTAGACGTTCGCTTGCACCATTAAGTTGACTTTGATACATCTCAATTAATGTATCAATTCTTTCTTCAATCATTTTCTTTCTCCTTATAAGGTTCAGGGAATGGCTTCCAAGCCACAACCTTACATTTATTCAATTTAGCTCTCTTTTCTAGTACCCATTTACCATCAGTTGTATGTGATGATTTAACAGTTCTTACACCATCTTCGTATTCAATAGTCACAAGCACCTCTTTTGATTGCGTTCTCCAAAGTGCATTGCTCCATTTATCTGTTCCGTACAATTTAGCAAAAATGCTATCATGTTCTCTAGGAAGCCTTCCTGAAGCAGGAATCCACTCATATAAATCTGCTTTATTAACTAATTTTCTAAGTAATGCCATTGCACCGTATATTTCATTATCACTAGGCAATGAAGCCAAATCTTTACGTACCATATAATAAGTAAGAGTATCACTGATTGCATTTAATGCTTTTTGAAATTTATTCATACGCCTTTATCTCCATTTTTAAATCGTCAATAGCTTTCTTAACATCCTTTAAATCCATATCAACTTCAGATACTAAATCTGCTATTCTATTATTAGAATAGCTTTGCAAAGCATTCTCTAACGTAACGTGATAAGCAATAGGCTTTTGTGTTTCAACTTCATTGCCGTCCTTATCTTTGCCAATTCCTAACTTGACTAATGTAAATGCACCGCTGTTAGAAACAATCGCATAATCATTTTTTAACTTAATCATTCAAACTCTCCTCATAAATGTCCTTTGGTAAGTATTCAACTAAAAATCCATCTTCCAAAATCATTACCTGCAAAACAACTACTTCTTTATCATCATATCCACGCTTTCTAGGATTATCTATATCTAACAAATAAGGGTTATTTTCAGTTTTACAAATGATAGATTTTGGATGTGATTTGCACATCAGACCACTAACTGAATGAAATTCAAATTTTTGATTTTGATTAATATTTGTATTTAACATTCTATTACTCATTCCTCTCACTTTTATAACTGCCTGTTAGCAACAATAACAACAAGAACCAATAGTTGTAATTTGCACACATATAGCAGGTGATTCCAATTATCGCCAAATTGTATAACATACAAGCTATTTCAATCATTTTCTTTCTCTCCTATTTTTTGCATTCCAGTATGCCAGCAATAATAGTAATAATGATAAGTACAATTTCAATGATTCCTGGAAGTAATACCAACCACCAAGACCATGCAATTACATTAATTAATTTCAAAACAACAAAAACAATTGTCAGTATTTCTAAAAAACCCATTTTATTCCTCCTTTAACGATTCCAATTCACGAATAAAATAATCCATCATCGTAATACGTTTTTCTTTTTCATCAATTCGTTTGGCTAAATTGCTGTATTTATCTTCCATTCCAATATACACATCTTGATTCAATATTCTTTTCATATCTGCAATTTCCATGTCTCTGATATTGGTTTCTACTCTGATTCGGTCTCGATATACATGGATTAAATCATCAATTTTGCTCATTACTTTCTTTCTCACTTTCTTTAGTAAATCTATCGACTAATTCTTGTAACACCTCAAAATTCATTTTTTCTTCTTTTGACATCTTTGCCGATTCATCATTGTTGTAATCTTTCAATTCTTCGATAAATGATTTCTTAATCATCTTCAACGCTCGTTGATATTTATATGCATCTGGATATTTTTTCATGTATTCAAGTTCCTTTCGTAAATCGGCCATAGTCTCAGTATCTACTGATTTTACTTTGCTCATTCGCTCATCGTATTCTTCTTTCGTAACGATTAGCTTGAATGGTGGATTGTCTGCGTGTTCATACATACAATCTTGACAAGTTTGGCAAGTAATTTTCTTTGTGTAATGTTTACAGTATAAACATCCCATTTGACCACGAATATTTGGACTTCCCCAAGTGCCTGGATAACTTCTCCCACAAAACTTTTTCCTACCATGCCCCATCTTGATAATGTGCCTACATCCCTCACACTTTTCATCATAGAAATATGAATGCGTAGGTAAATCATTCCATCTTTCACATACTTCATATTCTTCAAGGTTGCCACGATCGTTAGGAATCTTGATTTTAATTTCCTTGAGCATTTAATTAAAAATATCCTTTATCAATTAAGCAGCCATTTCCTGCGCGTAATTTGTATTGCTCTATATTTCTACTAATATATTCACTAATTTCTTTGTTGCTTCTGATTTTTGAAATGTCAATTTTCTCATCACAAAATTCATTCATTGATTCAATCAATTTTCTTTGCTTAACTGTCATTTAAAAATCCTCCTCATTTGAATCATCATTGTAAATAGCTTCAAATACTACAACTAAACCATTTACCATTTCTTCATATTCCTCTTTTGACATAGCTTTTAATTTGCTATTGAATGTTGTTTGAAAATTGTATTTCCTGTTGATTTCTGTAAATTCGTAAGGTGTCATACTTCAACATCCTCGTCTACAGGCATTTCATAAACAAGCACTTCATCAATGTCAGAATATTTGATTCTAAAATAAATATCATTCAATACCTCCATTGCTTTTTCTTTTGTTGAATAAACACCCAAATGACAACCATCGCCTATTATTGTTGTATATTTTTCACCCTCAAATTTAATAATTTCAATGCAATTAACATTCCTTAACACTTCTTTATCTTGACTCCTAATCCACATCTTAATACCCACTTTCTAATCGTTGATAGTTGATTTTATTCTTTCCACAATAAGCTTCATATACTTGTTCAATTGTGAATCCAATATATTCAGTTATTGCAATTAACATCTCGATAATAGAGTTTCCATCAGTTACTAACAAAGTTAATGCTACAGGCAAGCTTAAAAACCCTTCTCTAAAGCGTTCTAAAAATCTCTCTGAAATTTCTATTTCATCTAAAAAGCTAAGTAATGTTTCTTTACCAAAATTAAAATGATTTTGATAACTTAACACAAAATGCCAAACATCAACTAATTCACCTAAAACTTTTTTATCATCAACAGGTGCTTGCGTTTTCTTCCACCAACACCATTCGTCTTTTAATTCATGAGTTAGTTCTCCAATTTCATCTAAAATAGCCATTTTCAAATCTTCTTTGTTGATCTCTGCTAAGCCGTATGCACTCATGATTGATTTATCTAATTTAGCTTGCATTGGAAGCATTTCTTTAATTAATTCAAATTCTTTACTTGTCATGTTTTTTAATCTCTCTTTCTGTATACAATTTATCTAATTTTTCTTTTACAATATCTTCTAATTCTTCACGTTCCATAACACTTTCAAAGCCTAATACACTGCGTTCTGTAATTAATTCCTTATACTTAGCCATATAATAGTCAGATTTAGATAAGTCCTCTTCATGTCCTTTATCTGAAGCTCTGTATCTATATTTCCATACATTGCACAAGCAGAAACAAGCAACTATATCTTTACCGAATACAGTTATCATTTCATCAATACACTCCATTGCTCCATCTCTGTTGTAATGTGCTGGATGATTTACCATGTCAACTTCATCATATACTTTTAATTCTTTTGGCCTAAAACAGTCTTTTGCTTTTAAACGTGCATCTGTCCCTGGTGCGAATTGATGTTTGCATTCACAACAAGGAGCGTCTGATTCGTCTAACAATTCATAATAGCAATCACGGCATCCGTTATATTCAGTTGTTGGTTGTTCTTCTTTAGGTTCGAAATAATTCAGCTTTCCAACAAAGGCTAATACTCTCTCTTTAGCTTTCCATCTGCACACGCTACAAGGATGTTCAGATTTAGACAAATGTTCATATTTACATTCATTGCATTTACTCATTTTTATCACCTCTATGTAATTCTTTATAAGCTTGCTTACAGCCTTCTCTAAAATATTCAGTCATCTCTCTTTGATGCTTTCTTAATGTACTTTCATACCAAATATCACGTGTCGTATAAAGTACTGTATATACAATCACTGATACAACAAACGCTATACCTAATAAATATAGGCAATTAATAAATACTGTTTGTAAATTCATGCTTTCATCTCATTAAGAATTCCACTTTTCTGAATTGCAATTTCAATAAAGCGACGTTCAACCATTCTATACGCTTGTAACTCATCCAACTCTCCTAATAGTCTATTAACTTTGCTTTGAAGTTTTTCTAGTCTATCGTCATTAAATTGTGCTACCGCATAACCTCGTAAAAGGTTATCAATAAATTCGTTCTCTGCATGAATCACATCTTTTTTATTTTCATAACGTAAACCGTACACTTTTTCTCTGTCTCGATAATCCAATAACTTATGATTGTTTTTTTCTACTCTTTTATCGAGATATGATTTCACATTTTCAACTGCTTTTTGTTTTGGATTCATTTTTATGCTCCTTTTTTTGTATCAACTTGTTCTAAACAATATTCCGTGTTGTTATCATATTTAAAGCATTTGCCAAACTTATACGCTACGCATTGATTTTGTAAGCATTTATGGAGTACTGGTCTTGTAAATGTTCCTCTGCCAATCGTCATTGGCACAACTTCTTCTTTTGAAGTTAAGTCAGGACAAAATTTAATCATTATATTTTCTTCTTTGATTTTTTCCATTTTAATCTCACTTTCTGTAATTTGTGCATAATCGCACTTTTTGAACT